ATTGGAGATTAACTCCTATATATTATAAATTTGTACGCAACGCGCGTACTAACGTTTGGGAATCTAAATTCCCGTCAAGTGAACCACCCCGGCAGGGCATCACCTGATTGCGTGTTATGAAACACGACTCGTGGAACTTGTCTAAAACAAGTTGCTCTAATATCTGGTCCAAAAGAATAATAGACCAATGCTTCGATATCACCATCTTGAGTTCTAACTGTTAAACTAGTAAACTCAGTCAAAAAGATTTGGGGTTGACCTACACCTATAGGTCTAAACTTCTTATCATCGTAATAGGGCACAGTAAACTCTGCACCCATATTTGGTCCACAATACGTCAAAGGCATAGTCGCTCCTAACACTCCCAAAGCTGCCAATCTTCCTGCATTACTAATACAATGCTGAGCACACGCACCAGCCCATGCCGGTCGAGATGGTAAGATTTTAAATCGCTCACTACAGGCAAATCCTAAGAAAGGCATGCTATAATAAGTCGCCCAAGTTAGCGGATTTTCAACAACCCAATCACTCAATTTGGGAGGTTGCAGCATACGAGGAACACATAGCGAAGCACTCTCTGAAAATGTAACAACACCTAACAAACTAGGTTTCTGTAACAAAGCTCTTATCGAAGGGGTATTTTCACCCCATAAAATGTCTGCTGCTGGGTAAGTTCCTCCACTTTTAACTAAATCCACAGTGACAGGTACTAAGCTCTCACCATCTCCTAATGCACCATTTTGATCACCTTGCAGAGTTACCATAGTTCTAAAAATACACTGAGAAGGAGTCTCAAGATCTCTATTAACCTGAATAATATCACGAGGTACTCCAAAAGTCATATTTTCTCCGCCTCGAGCAAACACATGAATAATAGTATCCGCTGCATCAGTCTGGGCAACTAACGGATTAACTATTTTGATACTTAACATACCATTATAAGCTCCAATGGGTAACGGACCTCCAGCTCCAGCTAGGGGGTACAATAAATTATCCAAACATGGAGCATCACGAGCATACCCAACTTTGAAAATATGATCCCTAGGTTCAGATACATCAAAAATATGATTAATGCTTGAATTTGTAACTTCTGAAGTTGGTGACGAATCTAAAGGGACCCAAACAATTTGCAATGAACCACGATGAAGTTTACTAACAGGAACAACAATTAAAAACTCCATATCACCTCTCCAATAAGAAAATGGAAGTCCATAATAACCAACGGGTAAAATATCAGCAGTTTGAAAACCAGTTCCATAAGACATATTTAAGGCAAGAGGACCTACAGGAACAGTTAACAAAACTATTCCTGAGGCGTCACCGGTTCCCCAGGCAGCTGACGTCAACCAACCCCATCGCCTAATTAAGTTCATTGATGTAAGACAATCCTGAGAACTAAATCCTCCAATAGTGGGATCAATAGAGATGGAATTAGATATACTTAAAGCAGCAACATCACTAGCATCACCTCCATCAAATCTAGCTACATTTGATACGGACCTATTAACTATTGCCATAGGGACTGCTTCATCTGTAGTTCGTGTAAATCCAAACATACTCAAAATATCAGCTCCAACCTTAGCGACTCCTGACGCTACTTGAGCAAATGACCCTATAACTGGAACTGATGACAACTTATCTGCGACAGAGGATACTCCATTTAAAAACTTTGACCCCTGTCCATCTTTGATAGAGTCATGTAGCTTTTGTGCATGTTGTCGTAAAGTTGGATTTCTCTTAACTTGAAACTGAGGAACAACTAGCTTATAGTCCGGCATTAAACTAGCATAAACCTTTACAGTAGTTAATGATACCCCATCACTAACTGCTGTTCTACAAGGAACTAAACAACCTATAGAAGTAGTCCACATTGGATTATCGCTGTATGTTGTAAGGCTACTAATAGAGCGCACGTCAGAATCAAACACCCAAGGAAGTTGAAAAACTGCACTAGAAGACGTTGCTATATCAATCTGAAGACAATGATCTAGCGACAAAGATTGAGGAAATCTAGTCTGATAGGCAACCTGTGCAGTTTCTCCATTAAGAGCCTGTAATCCTGGAATCGCCGTTATAACATATCGTCCATATGCTGCACCAGGAGCAGTTACAAGATAAATCAATTGTAACGTTCCACGAATATATGAATAATTAGCTATTTTCGAAGCAATGACTGAGTTCAAGAGAAACAATTTCCAAGGATCCGCCAAATATGTATCCATCATAGTTCCTGGTGTATCTGTTGAGGCTAACGTCATTTCATATAACAAAGTTCCTCGCAATAAAAAACTATCCAAGGTGTTCTCAGGAAAGGACTGAAGGAATTTGGGCTCTTCTTCAGCAGTAGACAATACTGCTGTGGAATTCGCTGCAATAATTCCAACATCATGTTGCACAGCTAATGAAGCTGTCTCGGAGGGAGTAGGAACAGAATCTGTTCCTTTTTCTAATTTGATAGAAGCCATCTGAAAAATGGGGGGTCCAATTATTTGCACTGTAATTGGTAAAACAGCAGGGCGAGTACTCCATGGCGTAAACTTGCCCTCCTTAATTTGTTGAAACCAAACATCATAAGGCTCCAATTGTAAATACGGGTTTCGTAATAAATTATACTTAGTAGCTAAAAATTCAGCTAATATAAATTGTCTATTATAAAACTCTCTTCCATGGTAGACGCTCTCTCTAAGAAACTCCGAGAGAACGGTTGCTGCATGATCAGTATCACTAAGTGTAGAATCTTTTTTAATCAAAAGCATTCTTGCTAAGGATTTTTTATCTAGC